CAGCGAGCACGCACGACGTACGTCGCGCCGACAATGACGCGATTCCTGCGTACGCTCCCGCGCGCGCCCCAGCGAAGTATCCCAGCAGGCCCAGGCATCTATCGCTCAGTCTTCCCAACGCATGTAACCGCGCGAGTTGACGTTCGCGGGCGCAGTCGCTCGGATGCCGAGCTTCATGTACCCGTTCGACCCACCCACGATCGGCTCTTGCCCGAACGGGTACATGATCTCGTACCACGTTTGCGGGTGAACCTCGCCCGACCAGATGATGTCAGCAGCGTTCGTTGGATCGACGGTGTAGGCGTATCGAGCTGTCGTCTGCACAGTCGCGGGCAGTGCGTCGTTCCACTTGACGACTGTTCCCGTCGAGTACGTGCCCGCTGTCGCAGCAGTGAAGCGCAGCAGCTCGACTTGCACGGGTTCGGCTGTCGGTGCGACGCCGTCGAAGTACACGCCCCAGGCGAGCAGCGCTGCATAGCAGTTGGCCGCTGGTTGAATCGTGATCAGCGTCTTCGCAGTCGCAGCAGCGAGCGCTGTTTCTGCCCATTGGAGCGAATTGATAAACCGCGCCATTGAAGAACCTCCCTACCAGTAGAAGCGTTGTGGTCTGAGTGCGTGATCGTTGTGAAAGACGCCTCTCCCAGCGAGAGTCTTCGGCGTCAGACCCACTTTACCAAGTGTGTAGATCGCTGCACATTGACCCCAGTTCAGAGCTGAGCCGAAGATCGCGATCTCGTCGACTGCGCCCGTCATGAACCACGAAGCGCTCTGCGCGGCGAGCATTGAGACGAACGCGGCGTTCGTCGTCGTGCCCGTCGTCGTGTCGGTGGAGTTGCTGATCTGCACAGCTCCGTCGATCATTAGCTCAAGCAGACCGCCCGCGCCGCCTGACTTTCTCGCCGCGAAAAAGTGCCACGCATTGTCGTTCAGAACAGCGTCGCTGTAGGCGATAGGGTTAACGGTCGAGTCGTATCTTCTGAAGCCGAGGCGAGCGCTCACCGCGTTCTCGGTGAAAATGTCGTAGGGGTAGCCCGTGCCCGTGTTGAACTTCGTGACGATCGCCCCAGCGTTGATCTGTCCTGTCCACTTGACCCAGCCGGTGATCGTGAAGTTCGCATTGTAGGCGAAGTCGAGGTTCCCGTCGCTTGACGCCATACGCTGATAGCCCGCTCCTGCAGCGCTGATCGCGTTGTTCGACTCAGCAGCAGCGAGCGCACCCCCTACCCCGTACGTGCAGCCCGCAAACGTGCTCATGTGACGAGCGTTCCCGCTCGCATCTTGAGCGGCCCCTGCAGCGTCACCGCAGCGCCACCACGCGCGCGGCGCGAGCGAAGCCATGAGAGTTGTGTAATCGCTCACGCTCCCGCCAATCTTCCGAGACTCAGCTTGAGCTGTGCGCCCGGCGTGTAGTAGTGCACTGTTCCATCGGGGTCTGTCAGCTCGACTTCGAGATAGTACGGGCTGCTCTCCATCGCTGAGACGCGCACGATCACTTCAGTCTTGCTGTCAGTGTCATCGATCGGCACGAGATGCGGGGAAGGCACGCTCGCGTCGAGCGTATTAGGAAGCTGCTTCGTGCTCAGCACAGTGTGAAGAGGGATGCTCGTCACCATGAGGGTGCCCTCATACGAGCTGATAATCATCTCGTAATACGTGTTCGAAAGCCACTCGTATCTGTCGCCCGCATCTGCCCACGTGACTGTGTTATCAGTCGTCGTGCTGGGCGTCGCCTGAGCGTTGGGGGTGAGCGGCCAGATAGGTTCTGAAGCAGCGCTCGTGCCGCTGTTGGAGCAGCGATAGAAACGCATCCAGTGGAAAGTAGGAATGACGAGATCGCCTTCGTTATACGGCGTGTTCGGAAGCCACGCTGTCACCCCAGGAGCGACGTCAGTCGCACCCGCTGGCGGCGTGATCGTGAAGTTCGGTGCGCCGATCTCGACGAAGCGTCGCTGCGACCCACGAGGCATGATGCCCGTTGTTACTGACGAGATCGCGACGCCAGTGAATTGCGGTTTCGGGTTCTGCGGGTCGTGCGAAAGAGTGTGCAGAGCGTCTGAGTACATGACGAGCGCGACTTTGTCGGTCGGGTAGACCCCCTCTGCGGTGAAGCGAATGATCGGGGCGCCAGCGAGCGGTATCGGTGACTCGTGCGAGCTTGCTGGTGGCGACTCCATGATCACGACAGGCGTCGATCGACGCCAGTCTGTCGACGTGTCACCCGACTTCAGTCCCCAGTGAACGCACGAGCCGCTCGTCGACGTCGGGAGCCAATAGATATACGCAGTGCCCGAAGTCGAGTTGACAGTCACTCTGACGCTCAGACTCCCTGTCGCGTACTTCGCGGTGGGCACCGCCATGGCGAGTCCGTACACGCTGTCAGCGCCGAGCGCGGGCAGATCGACAGTGACGCCGCCCCCGCTTATGTCCACCCCGTCGACCATGACTTGCGCTGAGACGTTCAGCGAAGCGCCGACTGCGAGGTAGTAAGGAATCTTGATCACGAACGACGCGTTGGGTACGTACGTCTCGCCGCGGCCTGCGTACTGGAAGTCAGCATAGAAGCCAGCGACGGGCGTGTACTGCGTCTCTGTCCAGGCGCGATCGTTGGCGCTCACCGACTCTTCGCAGTAGTAAATGCGGTTCAGCGGTGCAGCAGTGTTCGTGTAACTGCGGTAGGTCGACCAGCAGACGCGCGACGAGTAGTCGATCTCGTCACCCGTGCCGCCTCCCGGCCCCGCCCCTGGCACTGTGTAGCTCACGATCAGCTTCGCTCGATCTGTGTCGGGGCACGTCGTACCAGCGCGCAGCCACACATACTCGTCGACGCCCACCGTAGGCTCACTCTTGCCGCGATCGTTCGCTGAGACGACGATCAATCGAGTATCTGCTGTCTTATTGATCGCCTCGTTCAGCAGCGTCCCGTTATTCGTGAAGGAGTGGGGAGCGGCCGTCCAGTTTGCGCCGCTGGCACCCGTCGCGAACGCGCACAGGTGATTCGCGGGAAGCGTGTCTTCGTTGCACCAGTCAGCAGTGGTCAGAGACGTTCCCCAATCGCGCACGAACACTCTGACATTGAAGCCGCCCGCAGTCGAGTCGTTCTTTCCGTAGCCCGTGCCAACGAACGTCGTCGCGGTCACAATGCAGTCGTCTTGAAGTCCAGACGTGTCAAAGGAGAGATAGGCGCGATATCGCTCCCAGTGAGAGCCTGTCGACTTGCTCTGCCCGACCGCGCCCGTGTCGGTGTAATACCAGACCTGCTCGACGCCGAGGTTATCGCCCGAGTTGGAGTAGGAGCTGTTCGAGTAGCAGTACAGCCCGCCCCCGAGCTTCTCGTCATAGAAAACAGTCGTCGACGCTGTCGGGAGTCCCTTGTCTCGCGCAGCTCTGATCGCGTCCTGGTGATCGTCGCGTGCGACAGCGAGCGCGACTTGCCATATCTCTTCTTCGAGCGCGTCGGGTGGCCCTACGAAGACGTAATGACCATCAGGGTCAGCGTCGACCCGCAGCCATTCACCCTTCTTCTTCTCTTCGAGCCACGCGATCACGTCGACGCCCATAAACCCATCGAACATGCGACGAAGAGCGACTCGCTCGACGATCAGACGGTACTTCTCCCGTCCCTCTTTCGCGTTGAGCACCCACGGCCCTTCGTCGTGCTCAGCGTGCCACCGACCGAGCGCGCTCTGCGACTTCCACTGTCGCTGCTCTTTCTGCGCTCTGCGCGCCAAGTGCTCGCGCGGAATCTTGCTCACTACCCACCCCACACGATCGAGTCGTCGCTCGCTTTGTAGAGCTGCGATCTCGTGCAGGCGAAGTCGAAGCCGATCGTCGCGAGTCTCTTCGTCACGTCGTCAAGAGGGTTCTCGACGATCTCTGACGTGATATCCCCGTCCTGCACGTACATATACCGCTCGCCTGCAGGAGAGAGCCAGTAAAAGCGACGCTCGCTCGCGTTGTTCAGCACGTCAGCGACGAACGTCTCTGACATGATGCCGGGGAGCCTGATCGTGCCCGCGAGGTGTGTCTGCACGTACCCGCTCGAATACACGGGAAAGGTCGTGACGCCCCAGGGCAAGTGCCACATGCGATTGCGCGCAGGGGTAGGCTCGCTCCAATCGAGCAGACCGCAGCCGGGAAACGATGCCCCGTAGTAGCCGCCGTAATACGACGCGCTCGTGCCGACGATGATCAGCGCGAACTGGCCCTTCACTATCCCCTGGTTGCTCATGATGCCGCCCAAGCGTACTTCGAGCGAAGCGTTCGTTTGGCGTCTTGCGCTTCGCGTGAGTTGGTCACGAACACAACCGTACCACCGCGGGCGTAGCCCGACGAGCTGACGGGCGACGTGCGTCTCGTCGCGCGTGTCGCGCTGCTGCTGCTCTTCGTCTCCACGCCCAACATGCCGTGCAGTGCTGACATGGTGCGCCCGACATTGTCGAACTCGCTCCGCATCCCCATGTGCAGACCCTTCATTATGTTCGCGCCGTGACCATAGAAGACAGTCGACGGGGACTTGATACCCAACACCCACTTGAACGCTGACGACAGCCCGTCAGCAGCGCTCTTCGCCCAGCCGAGAATCTTGTCCCAGATCGCTTTCATGCCGTTCCACAGGCCGTTGATAATGTCGCGCCCGATGCTTTCGAGCCAGTGAATCGCATCGACGAAGCTGTTCTTAATCCACGTTCCCAGCCCTGTGAACCAACCCGCGACGCCGTTGTACGCGCTCGTCAGTGCGCTCCACAGACCGCCGATAATGTCAGACCCCGCCTTCGAGAGCCACGACAGCGCGTCGACGAAGTAACCCTTGATCTTGCCGGGTATGCTCGCTATGAAGTCAATGCCCGTCCAGAACGCGTCTTTGATCGCAGACCACGCTCGCTCGAAGGGCTTCGCCATGATCAGACCTAGAGGCTTCAGTGCAGTCCCGAGAGCTTCGAGCAGCCCTAGCGCGAGCTTCGCTAGCTGAATGGCGATCGTCGGCAGTGCGTCAGTGATAATCCACTTCGCGATCTTGTATACGAGCTTTCCGAGTTCTTTGAGGATGCCGGGAATGTGCGGCCCTATCCACGAGGCGAACGCTTTCGCCCACACGACAAGGTGTGAAACGATCGAGGGAAGAGCTGTGTGAAGTATCCAGTGCGCAAGATGCGCGAGCAGCTCACCGAGCTTGTGCAGCATGGGGGGAATCATCGGCCCTATCCATTCGATGAACTTCTTCCCGAGCGCGAGCAGCTTCGGCCCTATCACGCCCGCGACCTTGCCGATGATCTCCCCGATCTTCGAGAAACCGCCCGACAGCCCGCCGCCCTTGAACGCGTCGATCACTTGCCCAATGAAGCTGACGATTCGCTTCACAACAGGCACGACGTACTGCTCGACCCATGCGAACGCTTTCGCGAGCAGAGGCAGCACGTACTGAGCGACCCAGCCAAGCGCAGCGCCGATCGCTTTCGCGACCTTCGAGACGACTGACTCGATCTGCGGGAAGTGGTCTATCACCCAATTCCCGATCTTGTTCAGCGCAGGGAGCAGAGCAGCGCCTAGCTTCTCTTTCATGACGTCCCACATAGCCCCTAGCTTCTTCCAGGGGTCGACGTTCATGATCGCTTCAGCAGCCCCGCCGTACGTCGTCTTGAGCTTCTCCATGATCTGCGCGAGGGGTAGCGCCTTACCGTGCGCGTCTTTCACGCCTATGCCGAGACGCTGAAGCCCTGTGACGTTGCCTTGATAGGCTTTCCCGAGCGCAGTCGCGACAGCGGTCACGTCCATGTGGCGCGCAGCAGCGACGTCCATCGCTATATCCATCGCGCCTTGCGCCGTCTTGACATTCCCCGTCGCAGCTTCGAGACGCGTGAGCGCGGGCACGAGACTGTCAATCGTCGCGCCCGTGCTCATGCGTGCTTTGTCGATGTACTCACGCATTGAGTCGGTTAGCTCTTTGACGGGCTGCCCCGACTTCTGCGCTTGATTCGCGATTACAGTCGACAGACCCGCGAACTGATCTTCGAAGCGCTGAGATTCTTTCGCAGCGTCTTTGAAGAAGTCGAAGACTTTCTTCCCTGCTTCGAAGACAGCGAACGCGCCCGCGATCTTGCCGATCGTGCGACCCAGGCCGTGCACCTTGTTCTCAGCTTCGTGGACACCCTTTGAAAAATGCGAAGGGTCTAGCTTCAGCTTCGCTACAAGTTCGCCCAAGTCCATCTTCATTCACCTCTGCGATCGACGCCTCCGTGCGCGATCGTCAATGCTTCGACGAGCGCGAGGTTCCGCTGCCACGATTCGAGCTGCTGCTCTTCTTCGGTGTCTTCTTCGACCTCGGGAATGAAGTCTTCAGGCTCGTACGGCGCAGCCCCGCTCTCTGAGTCTCTGAACGCGTTCGCGATCGTCGAAGCGATCGTCGCCGCTTGATAGTGCGGCCACACCAGAGGCTCGAAGGCGAGAAAGACTGCCCATTCCGTCAGCTCACTATTCGAGATCGAAGCGAGCAGCTCAGCACGAGTCCGACCCAGCAGCGCGGCTAGTCTGAACTCGAATCGTCGCTGCTGGCTTCGTCTGAGTTTTTTTCTGCGCTCTCGACGGCTTCATTCGTCATGCCCGAGAGTCTCAGAGCGACGTCAGCGACACGCTCGACGGCGATCGCACTCTTCTTCCCGAGCGCGCTTATATCGTCGTCGCTGAACATGCGGGAGCCGTCTTCGTTGATCACGCACAGAGCGACGATGCGCGCGCGAAAGTCGGTCAGACCCTTCTCACGCATCTTCACTTCGCCGTCTCTGAAGTCGCGCAGCGTCGTCTCGACTTTGTCGCGCTGCTGAGCGGAGAGGCCCTGCACGATCACAGAACCTCCCCACTCGGGCACAGCGACTTTTTCGCGAGGCAGATCGACGACTGCGAGGATTGCGTCTCTGCTGAGCATTGTCATGATGTTCCCCTCCCTCAAGGTGAACGTCGTTTGAACTACTAGGCCAGCGTCGGCAGACCGACGACTTTGAGACTGAGATCAGCGCTGAACCTGCCCTTCACGGGCGCTTTCACCGTCATTTTCTCGACTGTGCACGGACAAGTCCAGGTCGTGCCGTCGACGAAGACGAGACGGAAGTTCCTTCTGACGCGGTTGTACCACAGGTACGTCAGCCCCGAGATATACGAGTGGGTCGCGTCGCTCGTGATGAAGTTAATCGGGAACGTGATCGAACCCGAGTCGATGTTGGTCGCCACGTACTCTTTATGTCCCATCGGGGAGCTGTGAGTAGTCAGCTCGTCGTGATCAGTCGAGAAGTCGAGTCCCTGCAGATCGCCTACTTCAGCGATCGTCGTGAAGACTTCAGAACCGCCGCCGTCACCCATCTTCAGAAGGGTGCCCCACGCTGCTTTACCACCAGATGCGGGCATGACTCACCCCCTACCCGAGTCGAATGACGCCAATGAGCAGACCGGCGTTCGAACCCGCGAGATACATCAGGTTCCCAGGCTGCGCCCAGCCGAGTTGCTTGACCGGCCCCCACATATACGTCTTGTTCGCGGGGATGCTGAAGGTGGTGATATCGCCCGTCCGACCCTGCGCGTCAGCGATACTCGTCAGAGTGACTGTGTACGGGGTCGCAGCCACCTGGAACAGCAACAGATCGTTGCCGCTCATAGTGAACTGGTTCATGTTGCCGACGTCAGCAGCGGTCATGCCCACGTCGACGGGGTTCGAATAGCACCCCGGCGCGGCGACCGGTATCAGAGCTGTTCTTGCCATGTCCTACGCTCCTTCTTGTTCGTGTTCGTGTTCTTCGTGAAAGTGCCACCACATAGCTGCTTCGTCCATCGAATCGAACGGGCAGAAGTTGCACTCCCAATGGGGAAGCCCGCCCCAGGGTACCAGCTTATAGGGAAGCTCACGAGCGACGGGCTGCGCTTCTTCGACTGACTCAGCGATCTGCTCGATCGTCTCAGCGACGTCAGTCTCTTCGAGCTGCTCTGTCTTCTTCGTGGTCATGCCACCCCCTCAGAGTAGGTGATTAGATAGTCGACGTGTCTCAGACTCTCTTGAGTGACAGGGCTGAACTCAGACGAGTCGCCGTCCTTGAAGATCGAGCCGATCGTTATCCACTCCCCGTTGCCGTCGCAGCACGCGAAGCGCTTCGGCACTCTCAGCTTCTTTCGCAGCGTGCGCTCGATCAGATCGCAGGCACCCTGATCTTCCCCGAAGATATCGAACTGCACGCGAGCGACGAAGAGATTCGACTCGCCCTGCTGACAGTATTCGGGCACGTTTGAAACGATCGTCCACTGAATACGTCGCACGCTCTGTTCTGCGTCTGCCAAGGGTGGCCCGATCTCGTCGTTAATGAGCGACGGGAGCAGATCGTCACCGTCGAGCGGCGTCTTCAGATAGACGACGAGCTGAGAGATCACTACGTCACCCCCAAGAGCTGCTTCAGCGACTCAGCGACTTTGAGCAGCACTTCGCTCTTCGTCTCGTCGATCGCCGGTCGCATGTACGGATGCGGGGGGATAGTCACTGAGTACGCGAAGTGCCACTCGTCGCCCTTGTGCCCGTGGTTGTCAGTGTCTTGCCACGCGAGCATAGGTGCAGAGACGGGCACGACTGTACCGCCGAACTCTTGCATGGCTGCGTACACGAGATCAGTGCCTATCCACGCTTCGCGCTCGGGCACGTGAAAGCTCCCACCCTTCGAGTGAGTCTCGACGTGAATCGAGCGCTGCAGAGTGTGAGTCTTCACGGGACACTTGCGCTTCGCTGCGTTCGCGATCACCAGACCGCCCGCGTACAGAGCAGCGTCAGCTTTCTCGGTGCGCAGATCAGAGTCGAGCTTGTCGAGAGCTGCGACCAGCTTGTTAGTCCCTACGATGGTCAGACCGACGTCGCCCATGATCACGTCTTCGTCGAGACGAGCTGAGCGTACAGATACGTCAGCACGTTCAGCGGGTCATAGTCGATTCCCATGATGTTGTAAGCCGTGGTAATCGCTGTCAGAGGGTCAGTCACTAACGCGACCATGTCGAGCGTCACAGCGTCGAGATAAGCCGCACAGAGAACCGTCTCTGAGTCGACCCAGTACGTCTCACGGGGGCCGCGAGGCTCGTCTGTGCGCGTCGTCTTCATGGCGCACGGAGTCTCGGGGGTCATGTCGTCGTATTGGTCGATCTGCTTAGTGCCGAAGTCGTCTCGATAGAGCCGAGGCTTCACCACTTTGCACGTCAGAGGGAACATGCCTGAGCGCACGAGATCGCTTCTGAGCTTCTCAGCGTTGATCAGTGCAGTCATGTCAACGCTCCCGCAGGAACTCGTCCCAAACGCGCTCTTTGTAGCTGAACTGGTCGAACACTTGCTCGATCACGTCGAAGCCGCCCGTCGACTGTGCGTCGATCTCGTCAGCACGAGAGCGCAGCGAGTTCGCACGCGCGCGCAGCTCTGCACCGACCTTGTCGCCGTTCGTCGTCATTTCCATTAGCTTGATCGCCTTCAGCGTGAGCGTCTGATCAGTCGCGATCACTTCGATCGCGTCAGCAGCGGCACGCAGCAGCGTCGCCTGATCGAGAGTCCCGCCCACTTGCGCGAGCAGAATGAACGCGTCGATCTCTTCGTCCTGAAAGATAGGGTCGACGACGTTTCGGTCGGGAATGAACATGCGCAGAACGTCTGTCGTCGACTGCGGGGGTATGTTGTAAGTGGCTGTCATGTTCGACCTCTCGCTGAGAGTGAGCAGAGACGCAGCCCCGAAGAGCTGCGCCCCTGCGTCTGTTCTCGCTGCGCTGCCTAAGCAGCCTGACCAGTCGAGCCAAGCGCGAGCTTCGGGTCGATCGTCGCGCCCCCGAAGATGTGCCTGACCTTGTACTGTATCGAGTCAGTGTCGAAGTCGCCAGCCATGACGTTCGCCATGCCGCCGCCGACCATCTGCGCGTTGGGAGCTTTCATGAATATCTGCGGCTCTTCGTAGCCCTTCAGGAAGCCCATTTCGAGCGCGGCGTTCCCGTTCGCTGCGTCAGCGAACAGCCACCAGCTCGTCGCGCCGTACGTGCCGGTCGTCGCGATCGTCGGAATCCAGGGGTTCATGACGAGCTTGACGTTCCCCTTCATCCAGTTGTTCACGTGAAGCTGCTGGTTCGCAGTAGCGCCCGCTTCCGCGCCCACGAGCCAGAGTTCGAACGCTTCAAGGATGTTCTTCGCAGTGATGTACAGAGCAGGCCCGACGACGAGCGTGATGTACGTGACCACGATCGGGTTTCCGTCAGGGTCTTTCTGCAGCATGAGCATACGCCACGCGTCCTGCAGAGCTGCGATCGAGAGCACGGGGTTCGCAGCGGTCGCGCCTGCGGCCACGCTCATAATGTTCTTGTTCCCGTCTGTGAAGAAGCTCGTGTTCGGCCCCGTGGCGCCCACGTAGAGCTGAGTGGCGAACTTCTCTTCGGTCGCCGTGCACGCGCGAGCGAAGCGATCGGGGGCATCCTTCAGCGCGTCGAGATCGTCGTTCGTGATCGTCTCGAAAGCGAAGGGGAGCCGACGACCGTACTTCTGCACCGCGTAGGTGTAGGGAGCCGTGTCGCTGATCTTGTCTTCGGGGTATACCCCGTCCATCGGCACGACAGCGAGGGCGCTCGACGCCCCGTACTGGTACGGGAAGCGCTTGACGGTGCGGAAGTCGTTGACAGTCTTGCGCTGCGCGATCTGCGGCCAGGTCTTGTCAGCGATTCGATACGCAGACAAGAGCTGACGATCGAGAATGTCAGCGAAGAGGTTCGGGAAGTCGGAGGTCGTCATAGCCTCCTGAAAGCGCAGCATGTCCCAGCGCGAGCCGTTCAGCGCGGCCGCGTAGATGTTGGCTGCTTCTTTGAGGTTCGAGAGGTACACGGGGGTGCTGCGAGAGAGACGACGCGCCCCCACGCCGTCGCCGCCGAAGAGCTTCGCGACGCTTGCTTCTTCGGCGCGAATCGTTTCGACGACTTCTTTGAAGTCTGCCATGTCCTTGCCTTTCTGTGCTTGAGGTTCTGCACAGGGCGCACGGTGTGACGCGCGCGCCCTGTGTCTTGTGTTCCTGTATCCCCAGCCTGCCCTGATCTTCCTGCGCAGTCTAGGTGTAGTAGCCGATCACGACGACGTCGACAGAAGTCGCAGTCGCGAGGGAAGAACCAGTCTTGAGAATCTGCAGACCCTCACCAGACGGGCCTGCTTTGCCCATGAACACGCTCGACACAGAAGCGCCCCACGGCCCGACTTGCGCGTCCTGCGTGCCCGCAGCGACCGGGACGCCGAGCGCTATGTTCGCGGTGGTCGTAGTACCGACGAGCTGAACCTGCGTCGCGGTCGCCATAGCGCCGCCGCGTGCAGTCATTGTCGCGAACAACGGAGTGAACGTATGCCCCACGACTGCGGGCACGACGACCTGACCGGCGTTCACCTGAGCAGTCGTCACGTTCAGGAACGTGGTCACGATGCCTTTGTTGTCGTTGGTGGCCGCTGCGTACCACTGAGTCGCGCTCGTCGCGATCAGCTCGACGACGCCGCCAGGAGAGACGACGTAACCCGCGTTCGCGCTCAGAGAGTTGATCGTGCCGCCCGTTGCCGGGTACACGACGAGTCCCTGCGTGGCGACCGTGTTGATGATCTTGATCTTCATGCCCGCGACTGCAGCCGGCAGAGTCACGCCCTTCGTACCGTCTGCAGCAGTGACGTACGTGGTGCCCGCGCTGACAGCAGTACCCGTCGCTTGGTTTGTGCCCGCTGCGGCGATCGTGCCGGGGGTGTCGAGAGTCCCGAGCGCGCCCATGAGGGCCGGGAGCTTCGCGACGTTGATCGTGGTGGTCGTATTGCCCGTCAGCACAGTGCCGAGCGCGATACCGAACAGATAGCCACTCGACTTCTTCGAGAGCTTCGGCGTGTCTCCGTCGACGTAGAAGATCGGGTCGCCCACAGCGACAGCGACGTTCCCTGCGTCATTGATACCTGCGACGACGAGCGCCCACACCTTCGGGCGAAAGTCAGCAGTGCAGAAGTTCGCGGCGTTGCCGCCCTCGCCCACTTTGCAGAGCGCGACGCCCGTCAGAGGGCCGTACCGCAGCGGGGCACCAGAGGTCGCGCCGCCGTTGGTCGGCTGAACGCTGACGACGAGCTGATCGAGATATTCGTTCGTTGCCATAATGTCACCCACAGAGCCTTTCTCATTCGAAGTGAAGAGCGCTTCTGCGCTCAGTCTACCAGGGAGCGACTACCTGCCCCGAGCGGCGATCGTCGCCTGTTTTTCGTCCAGGCCGATAGCCTTGAACGACTCGACGAGCGAAGCCTCGCTCTCTGCGGCAGTCGGGCCGGTCGCGGGGGTGACAGCACCCATACCGCTGATCTTGCCCGTCTCGCGCAGCGTCTCTTCGTACTCGGCGTTCTGCGCTTCAAGCTCAGCGATACGCGTCTGCGCTTCGGTGAGCTTCGTCTCGGCGTCGTGCTGCGCAGCGATCGCCTCTTCGAGCTTCGTCATGTCTTCGTCCTCCTGTGTGGGTTGCCTGCGCGATTCGTAGAGTTGACATATCTGACCGCCCGCCCCTGCAGCAGTGACGAAGTCAACACTGCGAGCGTGCTCGATCGACTGAATCAAGCGCCCGTCGCGCCCTTCTGCCTTGCCGGTCGTCGCTTTGCCCTCGGCGTTGATCGAGACGCCGATATTGGGTGCGAGATCAGCGAGAAAGTCGCGATAGGGCTGCTGCACGAGCGCGTCTGCGTACAGACCCGGCCCGTCAGGGTGATTCTCTTTGTACGACGCCGTCGAGACGAGCGAAGCTGCGAGATCGCGCACGCTGCGCTCGGGTCGTTCCATTTCCTCAGTGACAGTCGGGTGATCGAGGAACATCTGCAGTCCCTCAGTGAAGACCTTGGGGCCGTCACGCTTGAGCACGTCTGCGCTGTAATAGCCGCTCGTGCCCCATCCCGGCTGAATGATCTTGATCTCCATCGTCCCGTCACGTCTCAGCGCCGTCGCCTCCATCAACGGCACGAGGTCGCCTTGCAGAGTCGCGAATATTGACTCGCGCGCCTCGCCCTGAGCATCCTGCGCGATCGACTCAGTCGCAGGGACGTATGACGTCTCGACGACGACCTTTACAGGGCTGCTGAGCGCTACATTCCCGTCCGCGTCGATCGTGAAACTGCACTGCCAGAGGCCCTGATCGCAGTCGATCATGGTGCACTCTGTCTTCGACTCGACGCTGTAGATCACCGTGCCTTCGTCGGGGAAGACGTCTCTGAGCCAGCAATACGAGTTCGGGTACGCGACGTTCAGAGCAGCTCTGATCGCCTTCTCCTGATCGTTGAAGCTCAGACCCTCGCGCAAACGGTTGAAGTGCTGCTCGAAGCGCTGCGCTTCAGCCATATCGCCGTCGTCAGCTTCTTTCGTCGCCAACATGCACTCACCGAGACACGCTTCACCGAGCGGGCAGCAGCCCGACGCCTTCAGAGTCTCGTGAAGCAGCCCGATCGTTCCTCTGATCTTCGCTTCGTTCGCTGTCGAGATCACCCTACCCGCTTCGACGAGCTTCTTCGCGCTCTCGTCGAGCCAGTTGATCTGAATCGGCACGACGAGGTCAGTCACCTTCGCCATTTCCGTCTCCTTCTTCGTCGCTCTCTGTCACGACTCTCTGCTCTGTGTAGCACCAGCAATTCGGGTGGGCTGGCTCGCAGTCGTCTCCCGAAGGGAAGCTGTCTTCAATATCTATCCACCCTGCGTCTGCGTTCTCGTCGCACTCGTCGTCGGCTTCGTGGGTATCAGCGAGCACCCAGCGCTTCTGCACGACAAGCCCAGCCTCTTTCGCAGCAAGCCCTCCCTGCAGATTACCATTCCCGTACCCGAACGCTGCTTCTGTCACAGCGATCAGCTCAGAGCGGAACTCAGAGCACTCGTCGAACATGGCTTCGAGGTCTTTCGCGAGCGACCCGTACGAGTCGCCGTTCTCGATCGCGTTCTCGATCACTGTCTTCATGCGATCGCGCGTCGCTTCGTCGATCTTCGTGCCGAGATCAGCGCCGTGCTCTTGCACGTATGCGACTGCGCGCGGGTTGGCGAGATCAAAGGCTATGCCGACGCTCATAGTCTCCATGCGATCAGTGAAGCCCGCTTCAAGCCCTCCCTCTGCGAGCGTGGTGAGAGGTGGCAGAAAGAGTCCCGACGTCTTCGCTGTGACTGCGTCCCAATCGTCGAGCCAGCCCTCTGCTGAAGTCGCGACATCTTCAGCGTTCGCCTCAGTGAACTTCCAGCCGCGCTCAGTCAGGAAGAGCTGCTTCTGCTTTTGAAACGCCTCCGCGAGCTGTGGCTTCGTCTTGCGCACGAGAGGGTCGATACGCTTCGCTCGATCGCGCAGCGTCGAGTGGATGATCGCCTTCTCGACGAGAGCCAGCAGCGCTGTCAGTGAGCGGCTCACTCTGCTCGATTCGCGAACGCGACGATCGCGCGCTTCAGCTCGATCAGCGACTCTGTCAGGCGTGCTTCTGTGTTCGGTATCGTGAGCACTTCGCTCGCGCCCTTGGTCTGATCTGGCGGTGTCACTGGTGCCTGCGGTATCTGCGGCACGCTCTGATCTCCCTGCGGTGTAGGTGGCACGTCTTCGGTATCAGCAGCGCCCTCTTCTTCGTCTGGGAAGAGCAGCTCAAGTAAGTCGTCGATATCGTCTTCGCCCAGCGCGAGCAGCAGCAGACGCGAGACAGTCTTCTCGTCGATCGTGCCCGCCATAGTCTTGCCGCCCAGCGTCGCTGCTTCGACGATCGCTTGAATATCTGCGAGCTTGTCGTGCTCAAGTATCGGCGGGAAGTCGACGTCGATCGCGCGCGGTGTCTCTTCTGTCTCGCCTGTAGGGTTGCCCTGATCGTCGAGCACGTCGACGTCAGCGAGCTTCACGTACTGCTCGTCTTGCTCGTCGTTCCAGACCTTCGTACCTTTGAGCTTGCCTTTGGGCGCGACCGCGCTCTGATCGACGACGTACTGCAGCAGCGCTTCGTGAATGTCGCCCCATAGGGTCTGACGATCTGTGAACTTCAGCTCGGTCGGGCGATCGAGACTCTTCGCAGTCGCGAGCGTACCTACTGACACGTCACCGAAGAAGCTCTCGGGTAGGCCCGTAGCAGCGCAGACCATGAGCAGCAGTCGCCGCCCGTCTTCTGCTGACGTCGTCGCGCCCGCTGTTCTGATCGGCTGCAGCGTCGCACCGCCCGCATAGCTCGCGAACGTCTGCGCAGCAGTGCCGGGGGGGTTCTTGTCGGCCATGCCTGACGAGCTGCCTGTGCTGACAGTCGTCTGCAGCTTGCTCTTCGCAGCAGCGACACCCTTCGCGCCGCCCACTGTCTTCAAGTCCCACGCGAAACGCGCGTACGCTTTGGTGATCGTCGCCCAGTCTTCGAGAAAGCCCTTGTACGCGAGCGCCCAGTCGAGCGCTTGATACGTCTCAGGGACGCCGAAGCCCATGATCGACAGGCCACCCACTTTCACGTGATAGATCGGGGCGTCCCAGTTGACCTTCGAGCCGCCTATCTGCAGCTTGCGCTCTTTCGCGGGCGGGTTGTATCGCCAGTCGGGGTAATACTCAGTCAGTACCTCTTGACGCTTCGCGCCGTCGTCAGCGAGCGTCTCTCTGACGTGCGTTCGCTTGTAGTACCACGGCTCTTGTCGATCGTCGGGGTTCTTGATCACTGAGTCGATCTCGTCGAAGGGCACGCTGCGCACGCGCACGCGACCCGTCAGCTTGTTCGTGAACAGCACGAAGAAGAGGTTCCCTTCGACCTGGAGGTCTTGCTCTTTCAACGTGCGCGCCTGATGCGACGTCAGCTCTGCTTGGTTCTTCTTATCGTCGAGAAACGTCTGCACGACCGCGTCGACGTCGGGATGCGAAGCGTGAATACTGACGCCCTGACCCCATACGTACTGCGCTTGCAGCGTCACAGCGCGGTTGATCAGGGGATTCTTGAGAAAGAACAGACGCGAGAGAGCTGCGATTCGCTTCAGCCCTTGTCTGCTGAAGTCTTGATTCGTCTCGAAGTCCAGACGCGTCCAGTTGACGTCTTCGAGCGCGAGTTCCAGATCAGCGAGTCGCTCGACGAGGTGCGTCGACCCGCCGCCCACGTGCATGATCTCTTCAAGCTGCTCGGTCAGCAGCTCATTCGTCCATGAGAGTTGCTCGACTTGCTCTCGCAAGGGAGCCACTGCGTCTGCTGCTGCTCTGTTCGTCACCCTGTCGAGCAAACCCATGATCAGCTCCCTTAGTACGGCGAGATCGAGACACGATCTTCGTATACGACCCGCGTATCATCTTCACCTTCGAGGAACAGCTCTGTCAAGGCCCACACCGCTGCGTCGAGTCTGTCGGGTGAATCCGCTCCTGGCACCCACGTACAGAGCTGATCTTCGAGCTTCGCGAGATCGCCCACATGGTGAATGAAGCCCTGCTCATACAGCGCTGCGATCGGCTCGGCTCGCGTGTACTTGCCTCGTGACGCTCTGACCGCTTTGAAGTTGGCGTGTGGGTCGACCGTTGCGACTGTGAATCCTACCATGTCGCCCCCGTTGTTCACTTCAGCGACGATCAGATCAGCGAAGTGCTCGCGATACAGCTTGATCGCTGCGCGCGCCCACTCGACAGGGGCGTATATGTCTGACTCGTCACCGAAGACATAGCCGTGCCCGTCAGAGCCGATACCCGCTGCGATTATGCCCGTCTCGTCTGACTCTTCATTCGCGGTCACAGCGGGGTCGATCGCGACGACCACACGCACGAGGTCGGGAAGCTCATGAACCCTACACGCGTCGAGCAGCTCATACGTCCACAGCGCTCCTGGCGTGTCCGTGAGCACTTCAGCAAGCAGCTCTTGACGACCGAGCCTCGTGCCCTCGTAGCGACGCACGATCTTCGAGTAAAACGTCGGCGCGAGGTTGTCTCTGTTCTCGTATGTCGTGCCCCGCGTGACGACGCACGTCGAGTCAGCAAGCAGCTCTTTCACGATCTTCGTCGGGCGTGGCGTCGTGGTCACGACCACCCGAGGGTCGTCACCGAGACGCAGCCCAAAGAGCAGCATGTCCCACGTATCAGGGTTCTTCCATGTCGCGATCTCGTCGCACCATGCGAAGTCGTGCTGCGGGCCGCGCAGACGATCTGACTCTTCTGCTGAGTAGAGAGTGGCGATCGCGCCGTTCGGCCACGTGAGACGACGCTTCGATGATTCGTACAGCGGGCGCTCGTCGGGTGACCCTATGTTCAGCAGTCCCGACTCGCCTTCTACCATCACGTCGCGCGTGTCTGCTGCTGTTGCAGCGACGAGGGCGATACGCTGGT